AACACCAGCGACGAAACGATCCGCGAAACCGTGCGGGATATGATCCGCGACGGCGACGTGGCCGTGAGCTTGGATTATTCAAGCGTCGAGCTTGAATTATCGCTTGAAGTCTAAGCCAAACCAGCGCCACCGAAGCCCGCCATTGTGCGGGCTTTTTTTATGGGGTTTTACTTTTCAGAAAGTTATCCTATAATATCCCATATCGGGGGCAATCAAGCCGCCGATACTACGGAGAAAAACAATATGACAAACGTTCATACTTTAAACGTCCGACCTTCGGACATTCTACTGGATCGGGTTTTTAATCCGGCCAGCGATAACGATCTAGGCGGGGCAACGCCTGCACAACTGGCGGAAGCTTGCGGGATCATCCCCGACTTTTTCTGTCAGGCCTGCATCGAAGCCGACGCGCTAACACTGGACGCCATCGCGGCGGGCATGGATAACGCTTACCAGTTCGGCGGGTTTGGATCGTATCCATATAAGGGCACCGTTGACGATCATAACGGGACATATCAAAGCGAATACGAAGACGACGACGCAATGGCACCGCTGGCGCGTTTCATCTTCGAGGGCTTCGAGCTGTTCGTCTATGAGTACGGGATCGCCGCAATTCGCGACCGTGCAACCCGTGAAACTAAAATAGCGAGGTTTGACTAATGGAAGCTGCAAAGGAAACCGAAGAGAAAACCACCGCGCAGAAACTATTGTTTCAACTGCAATGGATTGGGATTATGGGGATGTCAGGCCGCGAAGACGAAGCCGACGCCGCATACGTTAAAGCGCAGAAACTAGCCCAGCAACTGGTGGACGCTGGCCACTAGCGCCACCGATCCGCCGACACTAAGCCCGCCATTGTGCGGGCTTTTTTATTGCCCGTGATAAACAGTTAAATACGGCGGGCCCCGCCCCGCGCACCAGTTCCCAAACCTACGGGCCGCGATCCCCAGCCGGTGGCAGTTAGCCGCGCTGGCCGCTGGCCGCTGGCCGTGGTCCCCGATCCCAGCCGGTGGAAGTTAAACCCCAGCCGGTGGAAGTTAAACCGATGACTTCCAAGCGTGGCCGGTTGCCAACGATCCGGGGCCGCTGGCCGTGATCCATCCGCCGGGATAATCGCGCAGGGTCCCCCGGCTATCGGGTCAAATGCCGTGGCCTGCGATCCGGGAGCCGCGCCGCGCCGACCGCGCACCCACGTCCGCCGTACCGGGGCTAGGGCCATGTTTCTCGCAAATAATTACCTAAATTTTTGAATCAAGATTAACTGTCTTATATTTGTGCTTAAAATCGCATATAATGCGTGGTATGTTCCACGTGGAACATCGCAAATTGTTTCACGTGAAACATTGAAAACTGCGTATGAAAAATTAGCTAGGGACCCCTATGAGTACAGCGCAAAACACGTTGTTAGAAGACAAAAAACTGAAGCTTGAGCTTCGGCTCGCGCAGCTTGAAAAGAACGAGAAGTGCCAAGATGATTTTTTAACTTTCGTGAAAACTGTTTGGCCGGACTTTATTGCGGGTCGTCATCATAGAATCATTGCAGAGAAGCTAGATCGTGTTGCTCGTGGCGAGTTAAAGCGCCTAATCATTAACATGGCACCGCGGCACACGAAGTCTGAATTTGCGTCCTATCTGTTTCCTGCGTGGTTCATGGGCCGTATGCCGAACAAGAAGATCATTCAGGCGACGCACACGACAGAATTAGCGGTTAACTTTGGCCGTAAGACAAAAAACTTGATTGAAAGTGATGAATTTCGGGAGATATTCCCGGAAGTAAAACTGGCTGCTGACAGTAAGGCCTCTGGTCGGTGGGACACGAACCGTGGTGGTATGTACTATGCGGTGGGTGTTGGGTCGAACTTGGCTGGTCGTGGTGGTGATTTGGTGATTATTGATGACCCGCATTCGGAGCAGACTGCTATGAGCAATAGTGGCTTCGATGATGCGTGGGATTGGTACACAGGTGGTCCTCGACAGCGTTTGCAGCCCGGTGGGTCGATTGTATTGGTTCAGACTAGGTGGTCTGAGAAGGACATGACGGGCCAATTATTACGTGCGATGGCAAAAGACCCGTTGGCGGACCAATGGGAAGTTGTGGAGTTACCGGCAATTTTTGAAGATGGGACTCCGTGCTGGCCAGAATTTTGGAGTTTGGAAGATTTGACCGCGGTGAAAGCGTCGATTCCTCCATCTAAGTGGAACGCGCAGTATCAACAAAATCCTACGGGTGAAGAAAATGCGATCATTCGACGTGAGTGGTGGCGTGTTTGGGAGCCTGAAAAGATTCCACAACTAGAATATGTTATTCAAAGTTATGATACGGCGTTTAGTAAAAGGGAAACCGCGGACTATTCTGCGATTACTACGTGGGGTGTATTTTATCCGAACGAGGGTGGTTCGGGTCCCAACCTGATCCTATTAGACAGTAAAAAGGGACGTTGGGATTTTCCTGAGTTGAAACAAGTTGCTCTTGACAACTATAAGTTTTGGGAACCAGATACAGTTATTGTTGAAGCCAAGGCTAGTGGTATGCCGTTGACACACGAGTTAAGAAATATGGGGATACCAGTTGTAAACTTTACACCGAGCCGTGGTAACGATAAGGTGAGTAGAGTACATAGTGTATCGCCATTGTTTGAAGCAGGGATGGTTTGGGCCCCCGATGAGACTTTTTCGGACGAATTGATCGAAGAGGTAGCGGCTTTTCCTAATGGTGAGCATGACGATTTGGTAGATAGTATGACGCAGGCGCTTATGCGCTATAGACAAGGAAACTTTGTACAACTACCAACAGATGACTGGGAAGATGACGAAAACCATGCTAAAGTGAAAGCGTATTATTAACTTTTTTTTATGGAAGGCCTGCAAATGAATACTGCCGCGGTAAATCTTGGAGCGGGCGGATTTGTCTCCTACTTTGAGGACGGCGGAGCTACGGTCGTTTTAGAAGAGGGTCAACCTGTTGATCCACAAATAGAACAAGAGTTCGATGAACGCGGTGTAGGTACTTTTTTCCTAGAACAATATACCCCTTTTGCTTCACCTCCTGAAGGCGGCCAGTTCAATGCCGACAAACAGTCTGAGATAAGAGCGTCTGGTAATCCGGGCTCCGAGGCCCGCGAAACATATTACCCTGAAGGTAATACATTTTACGAAACCTTACAACAAGACTACAATTATCCGTTAGTTCAGGACCCTATTGAAGGTCCGAATCGTCATGGACGGCCAGAGGGTCGTCAAGACTTACCTACTCCTCAAGAACTAGCGGATACTCGTGGGCATATGTTGGGTAGTGCTTTGATGGCCGCGGACTACGGCCCAAAGACCGCAATGACGGTTGGAAACCTTGGTGAAGATATTGGTTTCTCAAATCGCCTACATCGTGCTATGGATAAGCGGAACAACGCAGTAGGTATTTCAATTTTTAAAGCGGCTGGTATAGATGCCACCCCTGCGCAGTTGGCGCAGATGGTTGACGCAAAGATATTTAAACAGCTAGATGTAATTATGGGACGTACTGCGAATGAACGTAGTTTTAAGAGTCCTGAGAAGGGCCCCGATGTCTATCTACCTAGAGATCAGTTTGGCTACTTCATATCGGAATATTAGGAGTAGCAATGGCAAATGGTAAACCAAATGCAGGATTGATGGACGTACCATCACAGTTAGACCCAGAAGATTTAGCGGCTGAAGTAGAGATCGAATTGCCGGATAGTTCTAACGTGGTGATGGCCGACATTGAAGCTGAAGATGTTGGCTCCATTGAAATAAGCCCTGAAGATGACGGTGGTGTCATCATTGATTTTGACCCGCAAGACCAACGCGGTGCTAACGAAGATTTTTATGCTAACTTAGCAGAAGAGATGCCAGACAGAGAGTTGGCACGTATCTCAAGTGATTTGTTGTCTGAGTTTGATGCAAACAAAGCAAGTCGGCAAGAGTGGGAAGATGCTTACACTAATGGTCTGGAGCTTTTGGGCTTTACTTACGATGAGCGTACTCAGCCTTTCCGTGGAGCCTCCGGAGTAACCCATCCATTGCTTGCAGAAGCTGCAACGCAGTTTCAGGCACAAGCTTTTAACGAGCTTTTACCTGCTTCGGGTCCCGTCCGTACTGTAGTTATGGGCAAAGAATCTACTTCTAAAAACCAGCAAGCCTCGCGTGTACGTCAGTTTATGAACTACTACATCACGAGTGTTATGGAAGAATACACACCTGACATGGATCAGATGTTGTTTTACCTTCCGCTTGCGGGTTCTACGTTTAAGAAGACGTATTTTGACGAAACCTTGGGTCGTGCGGTATCTAAGTTTGTTCCAGCGGAAAACTTGGTTGTTCCGTATGAGACCTCGGACCTCGAAACATGCCCTAACATCACGCAAGTGGTGCGTATGTCACTTAACGATCTGCGTAAAAGGCAGATTGCGGGCACGTATTTAGACGTTGAAGTTATTCCTGCACAGAAAGAAATGTCTGATTTAGATGGTGAAATGGACCGTATCGAAGGTATGGAGCCTAACCAGATAGATTACGACTGCACAATTTTAGAATGCCACGTTGATTTAGATTTGGAAGGTTATGAAGAGCTAGACTCTGACGGCGAACCCACAGGTATTAAGGTTCCTTACGTTGTAACAATGTCCGAGGACAACGGGCAAGTTTTGTCTATTCGTCGTAATTACCGCGAAGAAGACGAGTTAAAAAGAAAAATACAATACTTCACCCACTTTAAGTTTTTACCGGGATTCGGGTTCTACGGGTTAGGATTGATTCACACTATTGGTGGTTTGTCACGAACCGCCACGGCGGCGCTGCGACAGTTGATCGACGCTGGTACGTTGTCCAATCTCCCAGCAGGCTTCAAGGCCCGCGGACTACGGATCAGAGATGATGACGATCCATTGCAGCCCGGTGAGTTCCGAGATGTGGACGCACCCGGAGGGGCAATACGTGACAGCCTTATGCCGCTGCCATTTAAAGGACCTGACCAAACATTATTTAATTTGCTTGGTTTTGTAGTAGAGGCCGGTCAACGTTTTGCGACGATCACGGACCTCAAGGTTGGTGACGGTAATCAGCAGGCTGCGGTAGGTACAACCATTGCTATGATGGAGCAGGGCACTCGTGTAATGAGCGCGGTGCATAAACGTCTGCATTACGCAATGAAGCAAGAGTTTAAGATTCTGGCTCGTGTGATGTCAGAAAGTTTACCGCAACGGTATCCGTATACGGTGCCGGGTGGTGACGAAGCCATTATGAAAGAGGATTTTGATGACCGTGTAGACGTAGTACCGGTTAGTAATCCTAACGTATTTAGCCAAGCACAACGTATTGTTATGGCTCAGACCAAGTTGCAACTTGCGTCGCAAGCGCCAGAAATACATAACATCAACGAAGTGTATCGGGACATGTACGAGGCACTAGGTGTAACCGACGTAGACCGTATTATGAAAGCGGTTCCGACGGATGAGCCTGTACCTCTTGATCCTGCACAGGAAAACATCAACGCTCTGGATATGTTGGAGCTACATGCTTTTGAAGGCCAGAACCATCAAGCGCATATTACAGCGCATTTGGTATTTGGTGCATCACCTATGGTTGGTGGTATGCCTCCTGTTGCTATAAGCTTGCAGAAGCATGTTATGGAACACGTACAAATTGCAGCTAAAGAACAAGCCGCTGTTGCATATTTACAACAAGTTCAACAAAAAGGTGGCCAACCTGCAACAGACGATGAAATGCTAGAAGTTGAGAAGCTGACGGCACAATTTGTTGCTGAAGGTCTGCAACAGGTCAAACAGCTATCTGGCGAACTGTCAGGTGCAGGGGCCCCTGATCCGTTGGTTCAGCTTAAAGAGCAAGAGCTACAGATCAAGGCACAAGGCGATCAGGCCGATCAAGCGATTGACCAAGCCAAGGTTGAACTGGATGCACAGAACCAGCAAATGCGTAGTACACAATTTAACCAGCGTCTGGCATCGCAAGAGCAGCAAACACAGGCTCGTATTGATGCAGCGATGCAACGTGAGTTGTTGAAACAACAAGGTGACCAACAATGATGGGTAAAAGCCTTAGTTACGCATACGCAGAAGGTGGCGCAGTGAAACCGGAATTACCGGCTATTTCACATGCTGAAATGAGGGCTATGCCCGAAGGTCCTGAAAAGCAGGCGGCAGCACAAGCATTAGTAAATTATCGTGAAAAGCAATCAGCGTGGGCGGCGGAGAATCTGACTAAGCCTGCGGAACCTGCTATTTCGTATGAACAAATGAAAGCTATGCCTATGGGCGATGAAAAGGTGGCGGCAGCAAAGGCTTTTACTGCTTATGCCGCGGCTCTGCAAGATTATCGCAGGCAGGCCAATCCAGACATAGATTACAGCGAAGCCGGTGTGGCTGCGTCAGTAGCTGATGCGCGACGTGTTTTAGCTGAAGAGGCGGAACGCCAAGGCGCTGCGGGTAGTCCGCGGGCACAGTCACCGGGTACTGGTTCTTCGGCCCCTATTACTTCGGCCCCGGTAGACATGACCAGCCCTTTTAATCAACAACCTGTAGACACTACAGGCGGATTTAACGTTGGCGACGTTACCCTACCTAATCCTCCTGTCACACCGGTTTACCAACCGCAACCTGATTTTACATACACCCAACCGTCTACTACGTTTACCGAGTTAACGGGTATAGGTGAAAACGCGGGGCAATCCGACTATCAAGATTTTATTGCTCAAAATCCGCAGCAAACAGCAACACAGTATTCAACGTATACGCCGCCAGAGTTTCAAGGAGTGGGATCATATCTAACTCCACAGCAGGGTTCGTACCTTATGTATTCGACACCCGGTAGTGTATTTAAAAGACCTGAAGGAGGTTAAGATGAAAGGTAAAGTAAAAGTAAATGGTTCCGCACCAAAAGACGGACCAAAGCCAGTCGAGTATGCACAAATTGATAAGCAGGGTCGTATTCCTTACGGCAAGACGGCTGAAGCGCCATACTCAGATAAGCGTATGGAGGCGGGCAAAGGTCCGGGTTCCAAGCTTACCGCACGTGGTATGGGTGCCGCCAAAAAAGGCGGAAGTTACATAGGTTGCTAAAATGCCGTTAAAGAAGGGTAGTAGCAACAAAACAAAAAGCCAGAACATCAAGAAATTGATGGACGAAGGCTATGAACAAAATCAAGCAGTTGCTATTGCTTTGTCTAAGGCTGGGGAAACGCCTGCCAAGCGTATGGCACGTGGCGGAATGGTAAAGGGTTTTAGCCCAATTGCGCGGCCACAACGTTTTCAAGGAGTTTTCTAATGGCACGAAGAGGAAGAGGTAAAATAAAAGAGCCTCGTATACCAACTAAACCGGCACCAACAGTAAAAAGAACACCTATTAATGTTGCTGAAACGGGCATAGATTTTAGCGCGGTTATGCCGTCGCCAGTTGCTCCATCACCTGTTGTGGCGCCTACGCCTGCTCCACCTCCGGCGGCTCCG